ACTCCACATATAATTGCACAATGACCGAGCGAACCAAACAGGACATCATGTCTGACATTCACACAGTGATTGAAAAATATGTGTTGCCAGGAGTGGGCAGCCATGGTGGCGCTGTGCGAGTGATGGATTTTGATGCAGCCACTGGCACACTCACACTGCAGATGGGTGGAGCATGTTCAGGTTGTGCCGGCAGCAAAATGACACTACAACATGGAGTGGAAAAAATTTTGTTTCATTATGTGCCTGAGGTCAAAAAAATTCAAGCAGAAGATGATGAACACAGCACAGTGGATCCTTACTTCAGTCATCCCATAGATTATCCCAGTGCCAATGAGATGTTGGATGAACTCAACCATCTCAGCAAATTTATGGGCACAGATCAAGACAAAAAAGAATAAAATATTCGATGACACTACTCAAACCACGATATCGGTACGAAAATTTAAAAAGAGTGTTGGTGGATGGCAAAAGATTATACAGTTGTCCCAATGGTGAATCATTGCCGTCAGTGACCACCATATTGGACAGTACCAAAGATAAATCACATCTGATAGAATGGCGTCGCAAAGTGGGTGAAGAACAAGCCAACATTATCACCCGTGAAGCCAGTGGCATTGGAACTCGCATGCACAAATATTTGGAAGAATATATTGAACGAGGCAGTTGGGGCACCCCTGGTTCAAATCCATTTGCACAGCAGGCACATCAAATGGCTCAGACTGTGGGCAAGAATGCTTTGATTCATGTGGATGAAATATGGGGTTCAGAAGTGAGTCTTTACTATCCTCAAATCTATGCTGGCACCACAGATTGTGTGGGCACTTACAAAGGCGCACCCTGCATCATAGATTTTAAACAGAGCAACAAACCCAAGAAAAAAGAGTGGATCACTGATTATTTTTTACAGCTCACTGCCTATGCAGAAGCTCACAACAAAGTGTATGGCACTGAGATACGAGAGGCTCATGTGTTCATGTGCAGTCGTGACATGACCTACCAGCAATTTGACATCACTGCTGTGGAATATTCCAAATATGCAGATCAGTGGTGGGATCGTGTGGAACAATACTTCAAAAAACAAGCAAACCACACCGCATAATACACTTCTCAGTCGATAAATACACTTGCAACAATCAGCAAGTTTTAGGAGACATACGTGGCAATTGTATCAATCAGTAGGATTCAAGTACGCAGAGGGCAAGCGGGTGCAGGTTCAGGCATACCTCAATTGGCGGGTGGAGAATTTGGATGGGCAGTGGATACCCAAGCATTGTACATTGGCAACGGGTCAGTGTCTGAAGGCGCTCCCACAGTGGGCAACACAAAAATTTTAACTGAACACGACAATCTTTTTGAACTCAGCAGCACCTACATCTATGGCGATGAAAACTTGGTGCAAACAGGAGCCTCAGTAGGTGCTCCAGTGCAAAGAACATTGAAAGACAGACTGGATGACTCAGTGAGTGTGAGAGCATTTGGAGTGATTGGTGATGGACTCACCAATGAAACAGTGAAATTGCAAAGAGCCATTGATCAGTTGTTTGTGAATCCAGCCACGGTGGGCAATGCCAGCAGCCGTAGACAATTACACATGCCAGCAGGCACTTACATCATCAGTGCCAGTTTAAAACTACCACCATTCACCACACTGATTGGTGCAGGCAGTGACAAAACCATCATTAATCAAACAGGCAACTTTCCTGTGTTTGAAACTGTGAACGGATTGAGAACTCCAGGAGTAGCTGGCAACAGAGCAGCCACCACCACATTGAATCAAGCACGTCACATTAGATTGCAAGGCATGACTTTAAATATCACAGGCGACAACACAGCCATGCTGGTGGACAATTGTGTGAACAGTGATTTTGAAGATATAAAAATGGATAGTGATTGGACCAATAGTGCTTCTTACACAAATAATTTTGCTATCAAAATAGAAGCCATCAGCAGCACAGTAACTTCAGCCAACAATAATTTTAAAAGCATTAAAATTAATCAGTTTCAACAATCTGTGCATTCAGACTATGATGTGTTGGAAAATCATTTTGAAAATTGTGTGTTTGAAAATTGTCAGTACGGCATAGTGTTTGGAGAATTAACCACCATAGGAGCCCCAGGACAGGCCACAGGACCCCTCAATAATACCGTGAGCAAGTCACAATTCAAAGACATCAATCGTCAAGGTGTTTGGATCCGCAAAGGCAGAGGCAACAAGAGTATCAGCAATTCTTTTGAGAGCGTGGGCAACGATGGTGGCACAGAATCTAATGCTGTGTACAGTGTGATCAAATTTGAAACCATAGAAAATGCTTCACACAATGATTTCTTTGACAGATCAAAAAAATTATCCACTGAATCTGCTTTTGTGGCAGCACCATACAAACCAGAAATAGAAGGCCGTGTGGAGAATGCCACCACTTATGCATTGCTGGTAAATGTGGGTTACACAGTATCATTCACCACTTCATTTAGATTGCCTGCTGACACCACCAAGAGCTACATTGTGTATTACCTTTACAAAAGTTCTTATGTGAATGCTGTGCGACACGGCACTTTGGAAATCACTGTGAATCGCAACAACAACACCACCAGTCTCACAGACACCTATGATTATGTGGGAGATCCTGCCTATAAAACTTCATTGGATTTCAATGTGACACTGAATGATCTTGATGCCGATACCAATGTGGACACTGTGATAATTCAAACCAGAGACAGCATATTGAATGATCAAGCCACCATACTTTTCCAAGTCAAGACACAATCATAAACCTCTGATCTTTCACGGAGATTACACAGAACGTCTCACTGCCTGGCGCGAATTCAGAGAAGGATTAGAAACTGAACCCACAGCACTGCAATTAACTCTGCAGTTGTATCAGCAGTGTCCACTCACTCACACCAAAACAAACTTTTTTGACAGATCCACTTGGCCACAAGCATGGAATCTCATTGAAAAAAATGATTACAACACAGTGGACAGACTGTTGGGCATGTGGTACACACTGAGATTGACTGATAGATTTGTGCAGGACGAGATTGATTTGATACAGTGTGTGGATAAAAATTCAAATCAGTTGGAAAAAACCAATCCATATCACGCATTGGCAGTGAATCACCAATACTTGGTGTTGGAAAATTCTGCCATTTTACATCAGAAAGAGTTTGACAATCATTTCATTTCGCAATATACTTACTTTAATTTATAAAATTGATAAATATACTTTTATACACAACAACTAATTCGAACAAACTCAAATGAATTCTTCTAAAATCAAAGTAAAAAAGCGAACAGGCGAACTGGAACCACTTGACATCAATAAAATGCACTTTGTGGTGGAGGAGGCCTGCGAGGGTCTATCAGGAGTATCAGCATCACAGATAGAAATGAATGCCAACATACAATTTTATGATGGTATCAGCACCAGAGACATACAAAGTGTGTTGGTCAAATCAGCCAACGACTTGATCACATTGGAAAATCCCAACTATCAATATGCCGCAGCAAGATTGTTGCTGTATGATCTACGCAAACAAGCACATGGTGATTATGAATATCTACCATTGTTAAAACTGATCATTAGAAATATTAGATCCGGAGTGTATGACAAAACCATATTGGACAAATACAACAAGACTGAAATTAAAAAACTCAACACTTGGATCAGAAGAGACAGAGATTTGGATTTTACCTATGCAGGACTGAGACAGATTGTGGACAAATATCTGGTGCAGGATCGTTCATCAGGAGCACTGTATGAAACTCCACAGGACATGTACATGATGATTGCTGCCACATTGTTTATGAATTATCCTGAAAAGAAAAGAATGAGTTATGTGAAAAGATACTATGATGCTATCTCCACACACAAAATTAACATTCCTACTCCAGTGATGGCAGGTGTGAGAACTCCCATACGTCAATTCGCCAGCTGTGTGTTGGTGGACTCAGATGACACACTCACTTCCATATTCAGCAGTGACATGGCCATTGGACTGTATGTGGCACGTCGAGCAGGCATCGGCATCAATGCTGGCCGTATCAGAGGCATCAACAGCAAGATCAGAGGCGGTGAAGTACAGCACACAGGAGTGATTCCGTTCCTTAAGAAATTTGAAAGCACAGTGAGATGTTGCACACAGAATGGCGTGAGAGGTGGCAATGCCACTGTACACTTCCCCATCTGGCACTCAGAGATAGAAGACATCCTGGTATTAAAAAACAACAAAGGCACAGAAGACAATCGTGTGCGTAGAATGGACTACAGCATACAGTTATCCAAATTGTTCTATGAAAGATTCATCAACAATGAAGAGATCACTTTGTTCTCACCACATGAAGTGCCAGGATTGTATGATGCATTTGGCACAGACGCATTTGACAACATGTATATAAAGTACGAAACTGATAAAAAAATTCCCAAAAAAACTGTTGGAGCACAAGAACTATTCTTTGATCTGTTGAAAGAACGTGCAGAAACAGGCAGACTGTACATAATGAACATGGATCATGTCAACAGTCATTCATCGTTCAAAGACAAAGTCAGCATGAGCAATTTGTGCCAAGAAATCACACTGCCTACCACGCCAATCAATCACATTGACGATGAAAAAGGCGAAATAGCACTGTGCATATTGAGTGCTATCAATGTGGGCGTGCTGAATGAATTGAGCGAACTTGAACCTTTGTGTGATTTGGCAGTGAGAGCATTGGAAGAAATTATAGATTATCAACAATATCCCGTGAAAGCAGCAGAAGTCAGCACCAAAGCCAGACGCAGTCTAGGCATAGGCTACATAGGACTGGCACATTATCTAGCACGCATGGAAGTAAAATATCATCATAAGGCCGCATGGGAGGCAGTGGACAAGCTCACAGAAGCATTTCAATTCTATCTGCTCAAAGCCAGCAATCAATTGGCCAAAGAAAGAGGCCCATGTACAAAATTTGACAGAACCAAATATGCAGATGGACTGTTGCCCATAGATACCTACAAAAAAGAAGTGGATGAAATAGTATTACCCAAATTAAGAATGTCGTGGGAGTCATTGAGAAAAGACATCAAACAGTTTGGATTGAGACACAGCACATTGAGTGCCCAGATGCCCAGTGAGAGTTCATCGGTGGTTTCTAATGCAACCAATGGCATAGAACCTCCCCGAGCACTACTCAGCATTAAGAAAAGTAAAAAAGGTCCACTCAAACAAGTTATTCCAGGTTTTCCCAAATTAAAAAATTCATACACACTGCTGTGGGACATGCCCAGCAATGATGGCTACATTAAAATAGTGGCTGTGATGCAAAAATATTTTGATCAAGCTATATCTGGCAACTGGAGTTATAACCCATTGAACTATGACAACAATGAAGTGCCACTGAGTGTGATGGCCACAGACATGTTGAATGCATACAAATACGGATGGAAAACTAGCTACTATCAAAATACCTATGATTTCAAAGGTGAAGAAGACAGCATTCAACCAGCAGGCATAGATCCCATAGATGTCAAAGACGGATCAGAAGACTTGACATTGCCTGAACCAGATGTTAATGTAAAGCAAGGTGCTACAGAAGATACTGAGTGTGATGCCTGTGCCATATAAACAATAAATACGACCTATGAGTAAAGTGATATTCAACAGAAATGAAGTGGATTGGAGCAAAGAGCCCATGTTCTTTGGTGAGGATCTTTCCATACAAAGATACGATGTGTTCAAGTATCCACAATTTGACAAACTGAATCAGACCATGTTGGGTTATTTTTGGAGACCTGAAGAAGTCAGTTTACAAAAAGATCGTTCCGACTTTATGAATTTTCGTCCAGAACAAAAACACATATTCACATCCAATCTAAAATATCAAACACTGTTAGATTCTGTGCAAGGCAGAGGACCCAGTTTAAACTTTTTACCCTATTGCAGCAATCCTGAATTGGAAGGCTGTATTGTGAGTTGGGATTTCTTCGAAACCATACACAGCAGAGCCTACACACACATCATGAAGAATGTTTATTCAGATCCATCCGAAGTGTTTGACACCATATTGAACGACAAAGAGATCACCAAAAGAGCAGTGTCAGTCACTGAAAACTATGACAAGTTTGGTGAACTGGCATTGCAATACACAGTGAACCGTAAAGGCTCAGTGGAAGAATTAAAAAGGCAATTGTATTTGGCCATGGTGAATGTGAATCTATTGGAAGGTTTAAGATTCTATGTGTCATTTGCTTGTACCTTTGCGTTTGGAGAATTAAAACTGATGGAAGGATCTGCCAAGATACTTTCATTGATAGCACGTGATGAAGCCACACATTTAAACCTAACCACTCATGTGATCAAAGCATGGCAAAAGGGTGACGACAAAGACATTCTAAAAATAATCAAACAGGAAGACAAGACTGTGATTGAGATGTTCAAAAAATGCGTGGAAGAAGAGAAGGCTTGGGCAAGACACTTGTTTAGAGACGGCAGCATCATTGGTTTGAATGAAAGATTGCTGGGACAGTATGTGGAACACATTGCCAACAAGAGATTGAAAGCATTGGGTTATGATGCTGAATTTGACACTCCAGCCACACAAAATCCTCTGCCTTGGACTTCACATTGGTTGAGCAGCCGAGGCGAACAGATTGCTCCCCAAGAAACAGAAATTACTTCTTACATAGTGGGTGGCATCAAACAAGACATCAAAAAAGAAACGTTCTCCAAATTCAAACTGTAAGGTCACTATGATATCCGACACCAGGATGCCCACTGCTTCAGATGCACGTGTGGCCGAAATACAATTGTTGCTGCATTGTGAGTGTGTGGATTGGCTCACATCACAACCCACTGCTCACAGCAGAGAACAACAGTGTTTTGAAAATGTGGCTCAGCACATTCAAAAGCATCAAGGCACAGCACAACTGGGCTACAATGTGTGTGTGTCTGCCAACACCACTCGTTGGACGGCCATCCAACACTGTGTATGGCGGAATGCACAAGAACTTTTGACAGACATCACTCCAGTACAATCATCCCAACTGCATACCAATTGTTTCATTTGGAGTCGCACTGCCAAAAAATTATTCCATAATGTATTCTTTGACACAGTGATAGTGAACTACAACTATCCTATTCAAAGACGTCATTGACACGGCACCGTTAAATAGTGTATAATACAAGCATGTCTGAATCAATCAAAACCATAGTGTGGAGCAAGGTCACTTGTCCTTTTTGCGACATGGCCAAAACACTGTTAAAAAACAAAGGCATTGTGTTTGAAGAAAGAATGATAGGTGTGAATTGGACCAGAGAACAACTGTTGGAATCAATACCACAAGCAAGAACAGTGCCACAAATCATACTCAACGGAGTGTTGATAGGCGGATATGAACAACTGAAGGCACATTTCAACAAAGGAAAAAATGAATAGTTTTATGAAAGATTTGAACACCACTGATGTGTTCACAATCAAATTAGTCAGCAAAGAAGAACTGATCACCAGGATCACAGAATTCAACAACACAGAAGTTTGTGTGCGTAAACCCATGTGCATGATACAAACGCAGAATGGAGTGGGCATGATGCCTTGGGCACTCACAGCAGGTTCACACGAACATTGGATCAACACACAGCATATTTTGACCATATCACCCAGCAACAAAGAAGTGGGCAGCAGTTATATTCAAAGCACCACAGGATTGACCATATGAGCAAACGATTGATACTGTGTGATGTGGATGGAGTGCTGTTGCATTGGGAACAGGCTTTTGATGCTTGGATGTTGCGTCAAGGCTATCAAAAACAAAAAGAAGGCAGCTACAAAGTGGAAGAACACTATGGGTTGGACAAGTCAGCCTGTGCATTGCTGATACAGATATTCAACGAGAGTGCTGCCATGAGATATTTGGATCCCATTGACGGAGCCAGTCATCATATTAATTTGTTAACAGAGGCGGGCTATAAGATAAAATTGATCACCAGTCAAACACTGGACCCAATGGCTCATAGAGCACGCAATGATAATCTAGAAGAAAAATTTGGAAAAATATTTGACACAGTGATATTTTTAGACACCGGCAGTGACAAAGATGAAGCACTTCAACAACAGCCTGCAGGCAGTTTTTGGATCGAAGACAAACCAGTGAATGCCTTGGCAGGATTGAAGGCAGGCATGATACCCATATTGTTCACTCAACCACACAATAGAGATTTCAAACACAAAGATGTTGTTAGATGTGACACGTGGAAGGACATATACCAATTTATTTCCACTTACCAAAACTAGCATTTGGCAAACTATCTGATTGATTTGAATCAAATGAACCGATATACTAATATGGAGTTTAACAAACTCATTATGATATCATAACCAAAAAGGAGAAAACATAATGCCTACACACGATGAAATAGTACAAGCATTTGAATCGTACAAAATAGAGTCTGAAGCTTTTGAAACCAAAGGCGTAAAGGCTGCGGCTGCTAGAGCAAGAAAAGCTCTAGGGATTCTTTCTAAAGCTTCTAAGACAAGAAGAAAAGAAATCCAAGAAAAAAAGAACGCGATGTAATTCGAAAGGATGGGGCTCCAAAAGAGCCCTATCACGCGGTTTTCCCCTAATTATACAGAATTTTACATAAATAAACTCATAACAACAATAAACAAGAAGCATAATGAATCAAGGTAAAGTTAAGTGGTACAATGCCGCTAAAGGTTACGGTTTTATCACTCCAGACGATGGCAGCAAAGATGTGTTTGTACATGCATCTGCTTTAAGAAGTGCCCAGTTGGAGAGCATCACAGAAGGTCAAGCAATCAGTTATGAATTGATTGAATCTCGTGGAAGAACCGCTGCTGGCAATCTAAGACTGATATAATCCACACATAGATCCAAAATACACCTGTGGCGCAATAGAATCATCTATTGACAATCACCGCAGAATATGTTTAAATACTGACGTAGGCGATGAAGTGATTGTAATAATCATATAGGACTCGGCTCGATGCCGACACCTCCACCAAATTCGCTCACGCGAAACATAATATGTTATGCTTCACGGGGGTGAAATGTTTCGACTAGTGATGAAAAGATCATGGAGTTTACCAGTGAGGGCTCTGTAAAGGCTCAACATTACAAATGCTAACAAGCGTTTCGTATCAGAAGTAACAATCCCTGCTAACTTTTTAGTTGGCTCGGAATTGATGGCAGCCTAAGAACCTGCTACTTCGGAGAGTGATCACACTTGGCAACAGAACGTGATCAGTGGTGGGAGGCAACTCCCACCATTAAAAACACCGCACAAACATTGAATTATATGGCGTTGACAACCAAAGTAAATTACACTATAATATAGAGTATGACTTTACAGATACGTGCCAAAATTTGGGCACTGAAAACGTGGCGATTTTGCAAAGTGTACAAAAAACAATTGAGCATTGCAGGTTTGATGCTGGCAAGTTTTTACGTGGGCACTTACTATCCCAATAACACTGTGCAGAAACAAATCACCACAGGTCCTGTGGAGCAG